TTTCAGGATGATGGAACCTGACCATGGCGCTTCGTGACTCTCTCGCCGCCGAGGACGATGACGCAAGGCGCGCCGCTTCCGCCGCGGCGTCCGGCCGCTCCATCACCGGACTGTCCGGCCGTCACGCCGAGGCCGACACCCGCTTCGCCCGATCAGACGACATCTTTGGCGCGCCCGTCACGACAGCCGAACCGATCGCGGGCGAACGACTCCCGAGGCAAACCGTCCAGCAGATCGGCGATCCGCGCGACGACGACGATCCGATCTTCCGCCGCCGCTCGGCCGACGAAAGCGTGGAGCGCAGACCGTTCGGGGCTTTCGAGCAGGAACTCGCCTATGCCAGCAGGCCGGGATACCGCCGTTATTGGTTCAATGACCGTCCCGGCCGCATCATCCGCGCCAGGCAAGCCGGCTACGCGCACGTCATCGATCCCGACAGCGGCCAGCCCGTAAGTAGAATCACGGACCGCGTCGACGGCAAAGGCCAGTCAAGCTACTTGATGGAAATCCCCATGGAGTGGTATCAGCAGGACATGGCGCGGCAAGCAGCCGTGCGGGAACAAAAAATCCGAGATATTCAAGAGGGTCGCCAGGACCCGAATAGCTCGGAAGCCCAGTACGTTAAGGTAAGTCAGATCACGCGCAGCGGCCAAGCAGTCCGCTAAGTCGCCGATCGGGGCGAGCAGCCCGGCACCAGACCAAAAAATCACGACGCACGCACAGCGCGTGCTGCTCCCCTTATCACCCATACCCTGAGGGTTTCGACCCATGGCAAACGTGAACGCCCCACGCGGGCTACAGCCGTACGCGAACACCTGGGGCGCCCAATGGACCGGCGCGGTCCGCACGTATTACGTCCCGGCGGGCAACGCCACGGCGCTGTACCTCGGCGATCCCGTCATCAACATCACCAACAGCTCGGACGGCAACGGTGTCCCCTCGGTTGGCATCGCGACCGCTGGCGGTGGTGCGACGGTCCTCGGCGCGTTCATGGGCATTTCGAACAACGCGGGTCAGACGACCATTCCGTTGCTGCAGAGCGAGTCGCCCTATCTTCCGGCGTCGACCGCCGCCTACGTGTATGTCGCCGACGACCCTTTCCTGCTGTTCGCGATCCAGGAAAACGGCGCGATGGTCTCGGGTGCTTCCGGCCGCAACGCCGACCTCGTCGCCGGTGCGGGCTCGACGGTCACATCGCAGTCGGGCTGGCAGCTGAACTCGTCCACCCTGGCGACGACCAGCACGCTTCAGCTCCGCATCATCCAGCTTCTGCAGGAGGTCGACAACGCGATCGGCACCAACGCGCGTTGGCTGGTCAAACTCAACACCGCCCAGATGCTCGCGGCCACCGGCATCTAACCCGTCAGCGATACAGGAGACCTGAAAAATGGCCATTATCACTACGGGAAGCCACCCAAAAGCGCTTTGGCCAGGAATAAAAGCTTGGTGGGGGCGTTCCTATTCCGAGCACGTCCCGGAGTATCCCGATCTGTTCGAGATCGACACCTCGGACAAGGCGTACGAGGAAGAGCCGGAAATCACCGGCTTCGGGCTCGCGCCGGTCAAGCCGCAGGGCCAGCAGATTTTCTACGACACCGAGGTCCAGGGTCCGGTCAGCCGCTACACGCACGTCGCCTATGCCCTCGGCTACATCGTCACCTTCGAAGAGTTGCGGGACGATCTGTACGAAGTCGTGTCCAAGCGCCGCGCCCAGCAGCTCGCGTTCTCGATGCGCCAGACCAAGGAAAACATCCTGGCCTCGATTTACAACAACGCCTTCAGCGGGTCCTACCTGGGCGCCGACGGCGTTTCGCTCTGCTCCGCGTCGCACCCGACCCTGTCCGGCAACCAGAGCAACCTCCTGACCACGGCCGCCGACATCTCGGAAACCGCCGTCGAAGACCTCTGCATCCAGATCATGCAGATGCAAAACAACCGCGGCCTGAAAATCTCCGGCCTGCCGCAGTCCCTCAACATCCCGACCCAACTCTGGTTCGAAGCGAACCGCATCTATCACTCGGTCCTGCAAAACGACACCGCTAACAACGCCATCAACGTCCTGCGCGCCACCGGAGCGTTCCCAAAGGGCATCAAAGTAAACCACTACTTCTCAAGTGCGACGGCTTGGTTTATAAGAACAAACATACCGCGATCCCTGCAATACTTCGAGCGTGACAAGATATCCTTTGATCAAGACAACGATTTTGACACAAAAAACGCCAAGGCTGCTTGTTACGAGAGGTATAGTGCGTTTTGGAGTGACTGGAGAGGACTCTTCGGAACGCCCGGCGTCTGATTATACTTGTAATTACTTAAAATACACCGGCTTGGTATTTGTTGCAAAATATGTTGCATAACCAAGCCGGATGTGGCATAGTTCGTCTCGCATTTAAGGAGACGAGTTATGTCATGCACCACACCAGAATGTCCCAACCGAGTCTTTGCTCGCGGGCTTTGCCAGCGTTGTTACACCCGGCTTAGGCGCACCGGGTCCGTCCAGCGGAAGAACGCGGTCAACTTCGGCAAGGTCTGTTCGGCCGAAAACTGCACCAACCCCGCGCACGCAAAAGGCCTCTGCGCGATGCACTATGATCGAGCGCAGCATCCTCTCAATCACGCATGGCGCTTACTGCGTAGCCGAAACCCTGGCGCCTATCCCGAGGCGTGGGATCGGTTTGAGATGTTTCTGGCCTGTGTTGGCGACCGGCCATCCCCCGCGCACCAGCTTCGTAAGCGCGACCCGTCAGAGCCATTTTCCGAAACGAACTGGCAATGGCTGGCGCCAATCAATCCCGGGCGCGATTATATGACCAAGGAGGACAGGCGCGCCTATGCTCGCCAGCATAATCTGAAGCGCCGCTTTGGGATAACGATCGAAGAGTACGACGCCATGTTCGCGAGGCAGGACGGTCTTTGCGCGATATGTCTGGAGCCCTCAACTCAGGTTCATCGAAAGAGCGGCAAGGTCAGAAGTCTCGCCGTCGATCACGACCACGCCACCGGCCGTGTGCGCTCATTATTATGCACGGACTGCAATACGGTGCTTGGACTTGCCGATGACAGCCCGCAACGGCTTCGCGACATGGCTGACTACCTGGAGCGCCATACCTTGGTCTGCGAGCCCGTGACCGCGTAAGGGTTGCGCCAGCCGCGCTTACCCGCCATAAACCCATGGCCTGGACGAGCAGCGCCGGGCGACGGGGTGGGGATCGTCCCCGCCCGTTCCCGGCGCCGCGCCCCCGATGGGTGTGGCTACCCCTTGGGGAGGGTGAAGGTCCATGGCGCGCACCGTCCGATCGGCGAACGCTGATCCGCACGAACGAGCCGAAAACCGTCTCCTCCGCAAATTCGCCGCGTTGCATCAGGAGAAGGTCGTCATGGCTCACAAGCCCCATGAATCGAAAGCCGAAGAACGCCGCGCCGGCCGAAAGGGCGCGAAGGCCGAACCGGAAAAGGCCAAGGCCAAAGGCGGGCGCGACTCGCATCACGGCAAAGCCGCCGAACGGAAGGGCGGCGCCAAGGGTGACCGCAAACTGCACCGGATGGCGGAGGGCCATAAGGCCGAACACAAGATGGCCGAGGTGCATGTGCATCACCACCATCACCACCATCACGGCGCGAAGAAATAAGCCGGGTTTGACCGCCGTTTCGGTGTAGGCCATTCTCCGGTTGGAGGTGGCCCATGCCGCAGCAGCAGGTCTCGATGTATCTCGTGCGCGTCTACTTCAAGAGCGGCGCGATCATGAACTTCAATTTTCGCGACATGGGCAAGGCCCAGGAATGCTCGGAACTGCTTGGCCAGGCGAAGCTGATCGCCGCGCAGGGCAAACCAGCGGCGCAGTATCTCGCCCGGGTGTTTGACGCCGAGGGCGCGCGCGAGTCGGTGGTCGACGGCGCCGAGATCGCCATGACGCAGTTCGTCGACTGCGACCTCGAGATCAAGGAAAACGTCCGGCTTGAGGTGGTGTTGAACGCCTTCAACATGCGGTACCGGGCGATGGCGGGCTTGCTTCCCGAGCAGCCGCCGAACGGCTCGGTCCAGCAGGACACCGAAATTCCGATCAACGTGGGGCGCGCTCCGGTGTACGCGACCTGACAGCCTTGCGGATCGCTGACCGGTAGCCTATCGTCGCCTTCGCGCAGAGCACGCGCTTTCTCTCCACTGCCCGGCCGACCAGCCCAGATCAGGAGTAAAAGCCATGGCTCGCACAGGACTGTGGGCGCCCGCGCACCGCGTCAT